ATCTTTTAGCTGTCTTAGCAGCACGTTTAAAGTTTGCAGCAGTAGGAGCACCTTTAGCTCCGGGTTTTCTCATCTTTTCGCCAGAACCTTTTTTGATTCTTAAACGTTTGGCATGGATGTTTGCATAGAGTCCGGGTCTAGCCATTATCTATACCCCTTCTTTCCACCTTTGCCTTTAGATCCACAGGATCCTTTTCTATTTGCCATGATTAACATTTCCATTTGCGTAGGGCTAAAGCCTTACGAGTAGGCTTGCCGTTTGGTTTTTTCATTGGTCCTTTTACCCCTGACATGCGGGCGCAAAATGATCTTTTGCGAGGACCTCCTCCCGGTTGAGGTGCTTTTAAGTTTGAGCCTGTAGCTCTGTTGTATTTTTCTCTACCAGCTTGGGTAAGTCCGCCAGTACGACTTTTGTGTTTGCCGATTTTTAAACTGACGTTAGCCATTAGATGCCTAGACCTTTCTTGACTATGGCTAAAGCCTTGTCGTCTAATTCGTTATCACTTTGCTCTACAAGTTTTTCTAATAATTCCACAACAAAAGTCTTGAATTTTGGCGACTTGAGTGCACTAAGCACAAATGGTTTAACGATTGCTAACATTTTCTTTTTTTACTAATTGGATTGGTACGACGTCAGAGCATAATTTGTATGAGTCAGTATCAGGGCGAAAGGTAAATCCTTTGCGATGTAACTCAGCACATTTGAGTGCTCTTGTCATTTCTTGCGAGAGTTTCATATTCCGTTCATGTAACGCAGCAATGCGTCCACATTGTTCAGTCAAATCTCTATTAAGTGGAACTGAGAAGTTAATTTGAAATCCCCAGTTCTCGTTTATTACATAGCCGTCTTCAGTTTCTGGTTGAACATCATTACCCATATAAAATGGACTGAATGTCATAGTGCTCCCGGCACACGAGTTCCCTGTGCTGAACTGCTGTCTCGAGGGAGCTCCATTGTTCTGGAATTGCACAGCTTGATTGGTAACATTTCCCGTCGCGGCTGCTACTGGATTTGCATTATTGTTAGTCTCCCCTTCCGCAAAAACTGGACTGCCTATTGTGAGAAGACAGAGAAGGAGTTTGTGGTGGAGTCTATTGTGTAATCGGTGGTAATATCCCATTTTTCTATAACCCCAGCAGCTCTTGTTGTTGTTTCAAACTGCCAAGCTTTAGTTGCATCTTCTACTGCGTAAGTCGTACCGTCTGCACCTAGTGAACCAGTTGCTTTGACATTAGTACCTGACCACGTTTTTACCGCAGCACCATATACTTCTTTTTTTGTGACTTCTTTTATTGTTTGTTTGGTAACTGTCGTAGAAGTCATATTCCCAGTGGTGAACTGAGGTGTGACAGTATTTGCTCTAGCTATGCTGGGTGATAGCAGAGCCAGAACAATAAATAAAGTTTTCATTTCTGTTCTGGTTTTTTTACCATTGGGCAGTTTGTAGGTGTTTTACTTCCTCCGTTCTTACCAGTAGTAAGACCGAAAGTTGCAAGTGCTCCCGTAAAAACGCTGGCAACGAAAGTGATATCAGAGTTTCCTGCTTTCTTAATTACAGGTATATCTACATAATTCATAGTGATTATGAACCCAGACCAGATAACTACACCTAGCCTGACCACTGTGCCAACAAATTCAACTTGATATTCTTTTTCTGAAGCAATATCTTTTACTTTTCCAAAGAAACCTTTTTCCTTTGGCTTAACTTCTTCCATGCTGTTTTTAGTATTGGTTTCATTGCAGTAACTACCCACTTAAAGGCAGCTGTAGCTGTTAACGTAGCTGCCACTGAAACTACCGCAGTTGTAGTAGCTGTTACTAAGATCTCTGTCTCAGGAACAGGCATTTTTATATCTATTACTGGTATATCTATTTTCCTCATCCCCGGTTGTTCCGTTTCTTCAGATGCTTCTCCTTCTATTTCTTCTTCAGCTTGTAAATCACTTGGAGGTACAACTAAAGGAACATAAGAAGGAACATCTGCTGTAGGTAAAGGTATAGATATTGTTTCTATTTTATTTATTTCTGGTAATTCTATAATGGGTAGATTTATGTCATCCATGCTGCATCAAACGTTGAATCTGATTTTCCATACGGTTCACAAGGCATCAGATTAAAAGCTAATGATTTTCTTTCTTGTTCTGCATTAGGTTCAGAATAGTGACTAATCCAGCTAGGAAAAATTACAAGTAAATTCTTTTCTGGAGGAATAGCACAATCTTTAGTCATAGGATTGTCTTTACTGTCACCTATTAAATAAGGAATTGTATCTGGAATTGGATTACGAAACTGTAAAGCACAACTTCTGTTTGTATATTCATCAAAGTAAAATACTCCACTCCACATACTATTTTTGTGGTTGTGGTAATGTACTTCCTCACCAAAGCCGAGTTGTGTCATCCAAGATGTTGTAATTCTAAATTTACAGTCGTAATTAAAAACATCTTTAAAAAATTTATTAGCGTAACTTGTAAGTATTTTTTTAGAATATTTAAACTTATTTAAAATAAGAAAAGGATTTGCTTTTTCTTTTTCTCGATTTTGGTGATTACCGTTAGCAAATAGTTTATTTGTTTTTAATTCTGATAAATCTTCTTTAATTGTTTCATATCCAAATGGATAACAAAATGGGTGAAATGTGTTCATTAAATTCCTAAACGTGTTTTATGAATTTGATAGTTTGTAGCTATTTCTGATGCTGATAAAGCTCTGTTGTAAAAACCCCAGAAAAATAATTTATGTGCGACACGATATGCACTTGTAGTGTAATACTGGTTAGAACTAATAGTAATATCGCTAAAACTTGTATTGGTTGTACCGCCATTAGCTAACTGTCCGTCTTCGTAGAAATAACCTGTTTGATTATCTTTAACAACATATAAAACTCTTATATCTGTGCCACTTAAGCTAAGACCACTACCACCTCCAGTAGTGCCTGATATGTCTATATTGTTGTTACTTCCGTCTTGAATACGATAATAGCTGTTACCAGATCTACCAATAAAGTTATCTTGGTCAGCATTACCAGCCCACATCTCCCAACCTGATTCTGCTGAGTCATTTTGATAGCCACAGAAAAATGTAAAGTCTTGAGTATTTGAGTAAGTAAGAGAAGTCCCTAACGTAAATAGACTTTCAGTACCAGTAGTCATTTGTATTGAACCACCGTTTGCCGTATTTTTTGTGTAAGTATTACCTGTTACTAATGATGCATTATTATTATTTGAGGTTATATCATTAATAGTTAAATCAGTAGAAGTACCAGACCAAGAAGCTGTATTACCAAAGTCATAATGTACTGCTAAATCCGTTTGATTTATAGTGTCTACAGCTGGATTATCAAGACACATAAAAGGTAACGGAACATCTTGCATTATGTCCAATTTATAAGAATCTACTGAACCTTTAGCATCAGCTGTCCAGAAAGGTAATGCGCCTTGTGTCCAATCTAAAGTAGTTATATCAGCAATCACAGGACCGGATGTAGGTGCTGGTGATGTGTAAGTTGAGGGAGTACATCTAAAAGGCAATGCACCTTGGGTTATATCTAAACCATTTGAAGATACTGTGTCCCGACTGTCACCAGTCCAAAACGGCAATGGTACATCTTGCATAAGATCCAACGCAGTCTGTTCGACTAAAGTTGGTGGATTAGAAAATGTAGGCATAGTTGGACCAGTAGGACCACTTTCTTCTTCTCCACCTTCCCATTGCCCTTGATTATTAAAATCAAGATTTGTGACTGTTTTCCAAACCCCACTTACGTTTACGTAGAGGGTTCCCATTTTATGTAATTCCTAAATGTTCTTTTTCCTCTGGTGACATACGAGCTATTCTTATTGCATTTGCTTCAAATTCTTCCTTTGCAATTCGTTCTGCTTCGGTGTCGTCCATTTCTTTAATAAAGGCATCAACTTTTTCTTGATTTAATTCATCAGCAGTTGTTAAAGTTACCGTCCTCATACCGTCAGTACCAACATCTACTAAATATTCAACTTTGCCATTACCAAGGACTTTTTGTGTTCGTATTGTGTTCATTGTTTTATGCTTGATTTAAGGACATATCATCGTAATAGATGGAGACAGCTGTATCGTATATAACTGAATTTAATTGAACTTCCACAATTCCAGCAGCGGTTGGCTGTACATAAGCAGTAATTTCTTCCCATGTATTAGCACTACCTCCACTATTATCAGCTACTATGTCTTGTGTCATACCAATCATAGTATTCTTCTTTAAAACTATTTCTCCATAAGAGTTAGCGTTGTTAGTAGTTCTATACATCCAACATTTAACTGCAACAGTACCTCCACTATTTACAGCAATTTTTGCAACTGTAAATGCTTTACCATACGAATTACCGCTTGAAGTGGTAGCTTTCCAAGCATAACCTGATGCGGTTTTTCTTATGGTTGTCTCTGGTTCAATTAAAACACCATATCCTATGTAAGCTTTATGAGCACCAGTAACTCCACCATCATTTAATGCGTATAAAGTTCCTTGTACATTATGTGGTTGTGTATCGTTAAGGACAAAACCATCTAGATTCATTTGTGAACCATTAGCAATATAAAATCTTTTAGATGAACTACCGCCATTGATAGTAATCGTGTGGTTTGGTTGATTTATATAGAATCCATACTGTACATCACTTTTACCACCCCAAAATGAACTAGAGGGGCTAGTCGCCCAAGATGGAAGATACTCAGTCTGAGTAAAATTATCAATTTGTATAGTTTTATTACCTGAACCGCTGTAATATATTGGAAAACCAGTGTCATGCTCAAGGTCTACAATATGTGATATAAAACCTTGACTATCAGAAACTCCATAACTTCTATTTCTCCAATAATTACCACCAATCAATTTATGAACTTTAAACATATGGTTGGTATTTCCATAGATAGATGGTCCAGCTTCAGTATTTATAACGCTCCATTCAACACCTGTTGTATTAGAGTTACTCCACCATTCATCTTGCTCGCCTTGGTATTTATAAGACATATTCAAAACATAGTTAAAGTCTTTACCTGAAGCATCTGGATATAGTCCACTACTAAATGGTTGAATACCACTAGCAAATCCTTGACTATTATCTTTGTGACTAGCTTGAATTAAGCCCATACATTTTACCCAGTGACCTGTAAAACGACAATAATTACAATGAGTCATACCTATATTCGCCCAGCCGGAATGATAATCACCCCATTCACCATTTAATCTGGTTAGGAAAAGATCTTTATAAAATTTATAACTTTGACTATTTCCACCAATACTTCCATATCCTTGTATAAAACTATCTATAAATGTCATATCACCAGCTGTATGAGTGTCCATATTTGAACCACTCCAACCGCCTTGAACAATAATTCTTCTTTGAGTACTACTGCCACCAGTGTTCATATTGCCATAAAGTTGACTATTACTTATAGTTCCTTGTCCATTTTGCTGCCAGCAAGTTTGAAACAAATGTTGTGATTCTCTTTTATAAATAGTTTGTCCAGTATTTTCTCCACGAGTATTACCAGTCCATAAAACTCCATCGCCTGAACCGTAGTAACTAATCGACCACCTTCTGTTAAAAGCACCTTGATGAGCTAATTTTATTAGTCCTTTGTGCATCCATTGTATGGGATACCAAGATTTATCAGTAGCGGTGTTCATACCAATCATACTCTTATGAGTAATGCTGTCTGCGGCTGAACTTGCTTTACATGCAACTACATTGGAAATATGAAATTGTTGAGAACCGGTATAACCATTTTGATCTAATTTATGTAACGCTACCGATTGAATATTGCTACCTAAAGCTGCACCTGTATCTACTACACATGGAATCCATCTACTTGTCGAATAATGATGCCGCATATCAAAAACTATTGTGTTAACCGGTGTATTACCAGCTGTATCCGAACAAAGTTTTAATGCAAATGTTCCGTAAGTAGTACCAGAACCACCTTCACCACTATCGGCTCCAACCCTTTGACTTCCACCTTGCCACCCAAGCATAAATGAAACTTGTTGATAACCACTAAGATTTAAAGCAGTTGGTAATTGATAATGTGCAACTTTTCCAAGAGATGCACTACCACTTACGTTAAAATAATCATTTCCCGGTGGCATATATAACCAATCATTACCCCATGTACTTTGTGTATGGTAAGGGTCTGAACATGTAGTATTACTATCTACTGGTGTCCAAGGATTTCTATTTTCTTCTGTACAGCAAATCTGTTGTACTGGTAATCCCGATGGTAGTTCTACAATAGCTGGATTAATTCTATGAAAATATCCTTTACTTCCACCACTTTCTGATGTGGAGTGAGCTGTATATCCTTGTAATTTAAAATTATCATCATCTACTTTAGTTACTTGCCAAATACCATTAACTTTAAATCTATTTGAAAATGTGTCGCTACCGCTATACCTAGTACACTGGTAAATCATAATCCAGTCACCAGTGTTTAAATCGTGGTCGTTGAATTGAATATTAGTATCTCCAGCCGTTGTACTCCAAGTCCAATTTGAAACTTGAGGTGGATTATATCCATTTTTGTAATATGCTCTTTCTCTCCATGTTTTAGCATTTGTTGCTACTTGTGTTGGATCTGGAGATTTTTTTACTCTTATTGTTACTTCTTCTCCATTAGAGCCACTTGGGTAATTCCAGTTAACAGGTGACTGGGTATCCATACCTCCACCTCTACCATTTCCCACAACATCCCAAATGCTTCGTGCTCTGTTTGCGTACGATGTGCCATCACCTGTTCCGGCTGCACCATCGTAATCTACATAATAAGTTTCGCTTGCCATAATAATTAATTTGTGTATTTAATCCAAAGGTCGCCATCACTTCCTCCAGTTGGAGCTGAAGTTGATGTAGTAATACGTCTTACTGCGTTACTGGAAGAATTGCCATAGTCAATAGACCAAGCTGCTCCAGAACTGCTAACAGTAATATCACCTTTATCTCCATCAGTGATTCCAGTACCAGAACCACCAGATTGTGCTACCCATGATGTTCCACCAGAACCGTCTGACGCAAGAACATAGCCTGACGTCCCGTATCCTGAAGGGAGGGTATAAGTTAAGTTTCCAGAAAAATTACTATGTGCTGGTGCTTTTAGTGATGCGTAATGTGCGTTATTAGATTCACAGTACAAACGTAATTCTGATTGGCTACCTTGATTTTTAACACCTAAGATTCCACTGGATATAAACTTAGAGTTCATGTCTAAGTCACCACCTAATTGTGGTGTAGTGTCATTAATAATATCTGTTCCACCATTAGCACCCGCTGGACCTTGGGGTCCGGTTGCTCCAGTAGCACCTTGAGCACCTTGAGCACCTGTTGCACCTTGAGGACCTTGAGGACCTTGAGGACCTGTTGCGCCATCGTTTCCATCTGCGCCATCATTTCCAGCTGGACCTTGCGGACCTGTAGCCCCAGTTGCACCGGCTGGTCCTTGTGGACCTTGAGCTCCTGTTGCACCATCGTCACCATCATTACCGGCTGGACCTGTTGCGCCAGCTGGACCTTGAGGTCCGGTTGCACCTTGAGGTCCGGTTGCACCAGTAGCTCCGTCAGCTCCGTCATTACCAGCTGGACCTTGAGGTCCGGTTGCACCTTGGGGACCTGTATTTCCTATTGGACCTTGGGGTCCAGTCGCTCCTGTCGCACCAGTATCTCCAGTATCTCCTTTAACACCTTGAGGACCAGTAGCCCCCTGTGGACCTGTTGCTCCAGTAGCTCCTCTAGGAATTGTAAAGTCAAAAGTAGCTGCACTAGAACTTCCACTATTTGTAACAGAAGCATTAGTCCCTGCATTTCCAGTTGTTGTACTGCCAACAGCAATAGTTGCAGCGTCACCTGTAAAACCTCTCGGAATTTGGAAATCAAAAACAGCTGCACTTGATGTACCAGAATTAGAAACGGTAGGAGTACCATTTGTACTATTAACAGTACCTACAGCTATGGTCGCAGCTGTACCAATCGGACCTTGGGGTCCAGTTGCTCCAGTATTACCCTGTGGACCTGTTGCTCCAGTAGCACCTGTATCTCCTTTTGGAATAGTGAAATCAAATACTGCGTTTTGTGTAGTTCCACTATTAGTAACACTTGCGTTTGTACCTTCAGCTCCAGTAGTTGTGGTCCCTGCGTCTGCCGTTGCCGGTACACCTTTTGGAATAGTGAAATCAAAAACAGCAGCTTGTGAATTACCAGTATTAGTAACTGTGGCGTTAGTATTTGGATTTCCAGTTGTGGTATTACCTACAGTTATAGTTGCAGCTGGTCCCTGTATTCCTTGGATACCTTGAATACCTTGTGGACCAATTATTGATGTACCTGAACCCCAAGCACCATCAGTTTTTGGACCATAAATAAATTCATTAGTCGTATCAATATAAACATCACCTTCTTTACCAAGCCCCTGATCTGGAGCACCTGTACCATTTAATATGGCTGGTTTGTTTTTAGGGTTAAGGGCATCTTCTACTTCTTGATTAAAGAATAAACATTGTTCTTGGTTATTATTTAAGTCAATAGATCTGATAGAAGAACCAGAAGAAAATATAGCTTTTGCTGCGTCTACATCTGTATCTCTATAAACAAGAATCTTAACTCCAGATTTTGGAGCACCTGTAAGTTCTTGTGTATTAGATTCAAATGTTGTTGGTGTACCTGTAATAGGCACGAATTGGATGGAGGTGGCTGTGGGGAATGTGTATTTAGTTGTCGCTAAAGTTTTACCGTTAAGTGAAACTTTTACATCTTCAGTTTTTAAATATTCAAAGGGAAAGTTTAGGACCTCTTGATTGACGATACCTTTAACACCGTTCCCAATAAACTCTTCAGTTGTTAGTGTAGCCATGTCCTTTGTTTATTTAGGCATTTCTAAGATCTTGTCTATCGTGCCTTGATTTGCTTTTACGTTCTTTAATTTTTGATTTCTTTCTTCGATAAGTAATTTTTGGACGTCTGTATCTTGTTGCAAGCTTGCCCAAGCTCGTTTCTTAGCCTTGTCAAACTCTTTTGCAATTCGTTTGTAGTGTGGGAATGATCTTGGTTCAACATCGCTCATACCATTTTTTCTATGCCATTCCATTTCAGCCATAGAAACTTGTATTGATTCCTCTTGTGCCATCTTGTTAAACACTGCTTCTAGGTTTTGTTTACCTATAGCTTGTTGAAACATAGATCTTACTTTTGGACTATCAGATAAATCTGTTCCATCTGGAGCTGAATATGTAGATGACCTCATGTCATATCCGCTATTAAATAAGAGCTGTCTTCCTTCTGAGTAATCCAAGTTAAAGTTCACAGGTGAAACTGCATTAAACATGCGAGTTACAAAATCGTGATCTTTAATAGGTTTACCTGTAAGGATGTCGTATTTAATAGGTAGTGGATCTGTTGCAATATTTTCAGTTATTAAGTTTCTATTTCTTATAGAGTCACCAATATCAGAACCTAGTTCTCTTGTGTATGGAGTTAGTACTTTACCTATCTCATTTCTAAGACCAGCTAAAGGTACTGTGTTATTCATTAACGATGCAATTATTCTTTCTTGTTGTCCGGGTTGTCCTGAGAACAAGTCAACAAATGACTGCATACCAGCTAAGTAAGATTTACTTGTAGCTGTACTTGCTAATGCCATAGATAATTTTAATAATCTATCTTCTGCCCACTCTTCACCCATTAAGTCTTGGTGATCTCCTATATCTCCTACTAATGCAAGTATCTGGTTGTAAGGTTCAAAAGCATCATAGTTAACCCAAACATTACCAATTTTTATAGTTCTTGGTTTCCATCCAGCATCTAACCATGCTTGTCTTTTTTGTCTATCAGTTGGTCCATTACCATGTAATCCACCAGCAAGATATGCCATTGAAGCCATACTTAATGCTGCACTACCCATAGCTAATCTTCCGTTCTGGATAGCTTTAGCATTTAGTAAATCTTGTGGAGTTTCTATTCCAAACTGTTTTAAATGACTAAGGTTATCTCCGGGTTTTGCTTTAGCTATCATGTTGAACTCGTCAACTAAGAAGTTAAATCCGGGAGTATGTTTAGCAGTAAGTCTTAAACCGTTAATACCAGTTCTAGCAAATAGGAAGAAAGGTCTAGCCCAAGGTGCTTGGTCAAAAGCACTTGCTAAATTCTTACCAAATCCAGTTAAGTCTTGAGTAAGTGTTGCTTCTTTTCTACTGTATTCAGCAGCCGTATCAGTTAATGTACCGTCAGGTTTAAAGATCTCGTTATTAAAATAATCTTCTGATTGCCTAAAGAACTTGGCATCTAGATTGACCATACCACCATCAGGTAGTTGTTCTGCTGCTGCTAAAAATGCTTTTTCTCTAGCTCTTGCTCTACCTATTATTAAAGAAAACGCATCATCAGTAGATGCCATGATCTTTGTAGAGTAGGTAAGAAGACTACTATCATTCATACCTCTGACCATATTAGCCATACGATACAAAATCTTATCTGTAGTATTACCTCTTGTTTCTGCCCAATGACCATACATTTGCCACTGGTCATCTATTGCACTTCTTTCTACGTATCTAGTTTTTATTGTTGATAAATCACCAGCCCAGTAACCATTTAATTTCTTTTTAAATAACTGGAAAGATTCTGGTATAGCTTCACGCATAGCATTAAGTGATGCCAAACCAGCTCTTGAAGTCATAAAGTCACCACGCATTGCACCACCTAAAGCCATAGCCATTGGTCGTGTAAATGTTGCAGTGGATGTACCTAAGATTGCTCGGACTGCTGTTTTTGGTCCAGACAAAACACTATGAGTAAACATAGTTCCCATCTCTCTCAAGAATGCACCTGTCTGTTTCTTATCACCAGCAAAAGTACCACCTCTCATTTTCTTACGCATGAATGCGTCTAGATCATCGAGAGTATGTACACCATCAGCCATAGATATACCTTCAAACATAGTTTTAAATACTTCGTCACCGTCTTGATCGGTGGTCATATCTAAAGCCATACGGAAAGCATCTATACTTTTCTGTACATCTTTATCAATCTTCTCGTTAAGTTCTACTCTGCTTAATTTAGTTTTATTAGAAAGACGAGCATCACCAAATTCTGATAACTGTTGAGATACTTCTGCACTAGATATTTTTCTTAGTCTTAAACCAGCAATGAGTTTTTTAACCATCATCTCTGCTGGACCATCAATATCTTTTAAATCTGTGATATCAGCTAATTCTCTAGCTCCAATACCAGCATCTCTTATGTCATTGAATAGTGAGGTGTTAACCATATCCAATGCTTTGATATATTCTGGCTTTACATATTCACCAACTTTTTTACTATATTCTTTACCAGATTTTGAAGTAACACGTTGATATAGTTTTGTTTGATCTCTAGTAAATAATTTAAAAAAATCATCTACATCTACATTGTCTGTATTTCTACCTTCGTAAACAGCTCTAAACATATCAAGATCTTGTCCAATACTTTCTTGTAGAGTCTTACCTTGCCTTCTAGCAGTTTCTGTAAGCTCTTTTATAAACCCTTGACTTCTAAAATTACCAAGTATTTCTTTAATAAC